ATTTTAAATCCAAATGACAACGCATATAGACAAATTGTCCAAAGAGAAGCAAGACTTCTTGAGAACGGCGGCAAACAATCGCCTGATGAATTTTTGCCAACTAGTTAATCCAACTTATGAACCAGCATGGTTCCATGAACGTATTGCAGAAGTTCTAGAAAAAGCTCTCGAGAATACACTAGCGAAAAAGAAGACGCGTATTATTTTATCGATCCCACCACGTCACGGAAAATCACAACTAGCCTCAATTTACTTTCCTTCATGGGCTCTCGGAAAATACCCAAAACTAAAATTTATTCTATCAACTTACGGCGCAGAACTCTCCGAAGAAATCGGTATGAAAACTCGTGACACAATCTCATCAGAATTCTATCAAGGAATCTTTCCAAATGTCTCACTGAAAGCCGACACAAAATCCAAAGCTAAATGGATGACTGATAAAGGCGGATCGTATACCGCCGTAGGTATCGGTGGTGCCATCACAGGAAAAGGAGGTGACATAATTATTATCGATGACCCCCATAAAGACCGTGCGGAAGCCGAATCAGAACTCGCACGTAAAAATGTATTCGACTACTACAGATCCACACTTTACAACCGTCTCGAAGGAATGGGCTGTATTATTGTGATTATGCAGCGCTGGAGACAAGATGACCTTGTTGGACTTCTTTTAGAAGAAGATGAAAAAATAAAAAAAGAAAATCCAGACAGCGCAGAAAACTGGGAAGTGATTGACTTCCCGGCAATTGCTATTGATGATGAATACGACGAAAGAGGAAACCTTATTAGAAAAGAAGGAGAAGTTCTTTGGAAAGATAAATATCCAATGGAGTTCCTACAATTAATTCGTCAGCAGTCACCCTATTTCTGGGCATCACAGTACATGCAAAATCCTATTCTTGCAGAAACTGCGGAATTCAAAAAAGAATACTTCAGAACATTTAATGAAGAAGACCTCAAGGGAAAATACTTGCGCTACTATACAATCTGTGACCCCGCTATCTCGCAGAAAAAATCAGGCGACAATACAGTCGTCGTGACAATCGCGAAGGAAGTAAACGGCCCGAATTTTTATCGCATAAGAGAAGACGCAGGAAAGTTCACACCACAACAAACTGTGGACCTAATCTTCGATCATCAGAAGTCATACAACAGTGAGGTCGCGGTGGAAATGGTGCAATACCAAGCAGCACTAAAATTCCTTATTGAAGAAAAAAAGAGACTACTGCAACAATTCTTTATTATGCACGAACTCAAAAGTTCTATTAAAAAAGAAGAGCGCATTAGACAGATTCTCGGACTGTATCAGAGTGGAGTGTTCTGGCACCGCTCCGGAGACTACGCATATGAAGAAGAACTCTTAGCGTTTCCAAACGGAAGGCGCGATGACCGTATCGATGCGTGTGCTTACATCGTACAAATTGCAGTTAACACAAGATCAGGGACCGGAGTAAAACAGTTTAAGCAGAAATGGCTCGGGTATGGGAAGAAGTCAAAGTAAAAACAATACTTAAGTATTGTTTTTACTTGCACGTCTCTACACATATATTGTATAATAAACACATGGCAAAGAAACTTAAAATCCCAAAATCAAAAATTAAAATGTACACTGGTAATACGTTTACTAAGAGTGCTAAAACTGTGGATAAGTTATCTAAAAGTGACAAGAAAAACGACCTAAGAAAAAAGAAAAAATAATATGTACCATAACGTAAATGTAAAACTAAAGCGCAATGGAAAATTAAGAGAAATTCTTGATCCTGTTTCTGAGTATAAACCAACAGAAGAAGAGTCAAAGGTTATTGCAATGGTTCACTCAGATATGCAACAAGGTCGCGATGTACTAGTACGCGGATACACTGAGTTCAATGACCGCAGCGTTATTGAAGAAATGAACCAGAACCAAGCGAACTTCAACTCATACATTCCACCTCGCAGTGATGATCCAGATGAATCATGGCGTGCACAAACTGTTCGTCCAGTAACACGCAATAAACTTATTTCAATTGCAGCACACGTCACAGCACAAATTCTATTTCCAAATATTTTTGCACAAAATAAAAAAGACGAAGAGGACAAAGCAGCCGCAGTTGTTATGCGTGATCTTATTGAATGGGTCATTGACAACTCAGAATACTCTAAGAAATTTATTCAAGCTGTACTAGGAGCGCTCACTGATCCAGTAGTGGTTGTAAGTAGTGAGTACGCAAACGTAATGCGTAAAGTAAAAGAAATGCGCGAAGGTGGCGGATACACTGTTAAAGAAATGGTGGACGAAGTCATGAGTGGATTTATTTACCACATATACCAACCAAACGAGGTGTATATCATGAACGCGTATGAAAACAATATTCAGAAACAACGCGCAATGGCAACACGTCGCCTTATTGATTTTAAAGAAGCAGAAGCAGAATTCGGAACACGTGAAAATTGGAAATACGTAAAACGCGGAATGCGAAATGTTTTTGATGTTGAAACAAGTAGTTTTTATTATCAGATAGACAGTGATCTTAAAGATTACCTTGCAGAAAAAGTAGTCTACTATAATCGTGGATTAGATTTAAAACTTACATTTATAAATGGAGTTCTAATGTGTGATCCAGAAAATCCTATTCCACGTAGTGATAAACTTTATCCATTTGTTTCTTTTGGATACGAATACATAAACAACGGTAATTTCTTTTTCTATAAGAGTGCAGCAAATAAATTATCTAGTGACCAAGAGTTAATTGACACAATGTACAACATGGTTATGGACGGTACATTCTTAGCTCTTATGCCTCCTATGGCGCTATATGGTAGTGAAGAAATTAATTCTTCTGTGACTATTCCAGGTATGGTTACTTCATTCCAAGACCCAGCAAGTAAACTAGAAAACATTGGACCACGATCAGACTTACGTGCAGGACTAGAAGCAATTGGTCTTATTGAAAAATCAATGAGTGAATCTTCTCAAGATAACTCACGTCAAGGTATTTCAGAGAGTGGAGAAAAAACTGCGTATGAAGTTTCACAACTTGAAAAAAATGCTCAGATTGCTCTTGGACTTTTTGGTAAAATGATCGCGTTCTTTGTTGAAGACATGGGCCGATTAATTGTTGGGGATATCTTACAACACTTAACAGTTGGTGAGGTTACAGAACTTACAGGACAAAATGGAATGATGAACTTCAGATCATTCTTAATTCCAAACAAACAAGAAAAAGGTAAGAAGGTAACACGCAAGATTCAATTCACTAATGAAGACTACAATAAAGAAGAAGGATACACAGAAGACGAGCTACTTGAGAAGAGTTTTAAAATAATGGATGAAGAGGGTGGAATAGATGCAGAGACAAAATTGTATAAAGTTAACCCAATGGCATTCCGTGAATTAAAATTCAAAGTAAGAGTTGGGGCGGATGTGTTAGAGAGACCAAATAAAAATCTAGAAAAAGCACTGAACCTTGAAGCATACGATCGTCTAATTCAAAATCCATTAATTGATCAAGAGGCGATTACAAGAGACTTCCTTATTGATGTTTACAAACCAGGTGAATCAGATTCATATATTAAAAAGAATCAACCACCAGCAGTGCCACAAGGCGGAGCAGAAGCTGTAATGGCTAATACTCCAAACAAACAAAAAGGAGTTAACACAAATATGGTTTCTCAGGTTACTGGAAATAATTCATTAAAAGGTTTACTTAAATAATTTTTATGACGACAAAAAAAGTTAGTACAAAAGAAGCAACAAAAGATTTATTTGTAGATGTTAACGAAAGGGAACAACTAGAAATGGTCGGAAGAGATTTATATTACAAAGGAGAAAAACTTACAGATAATCAAAGAGATGATTTATCTTCACAAGCACAAGTAATAAAAGATCTTGAAGTAACAGAAATACTTTTAAGAGAAATGGAAAATGTTGCATGTAAAGCTATGTACAAACAAGGTGAAGATGATTTAGAAGCATTAAAATTTGGTAAACATATTCTTTGGACTATTGATGTTTTGCGCAAAAAGATACATAATTTAAGTAGATTAAAAAAGTAAAATGCTTTTTAACAACTAAACAAAACTCTGACACTTCCTATGAGCGTGTTTT